GCAAAGTGTGGGTTCGACTCCCATCGGCCCTACTAGCGAGAATGGCTGGAATTGGCATACACGGCGGATTCAAAATCCGCTGCCCGCAAGGGCGTGTGGGTTCGAATCCCACTTCTCGCATTCTAAATAACTTGCCCCATTAGTAGAGTTCTGTGGGCAACAGCCCTGATCGCGTCGTGCGGTCAGGGTTTTTTTATTTCTACGCGGTTTTGCTGCGTGGTGCGAAAGCCTGTAGAAACGCGAGAAACAGGGTTGTTACGGGTGCGTGGGCTTCTGCGTGGGCGGACGCTAGGGGCATCGGAAAAGAGTGTTTTTGGGGTGGGGGGTAGGGGGGGCTAGGCGGCTAGCACAGCCCGAGCAATTCTGAACGAGCAAATTCAAAAATTGGGACTCCTAGAAATCCGTAAAGTAGATTTCAAATATTGGGACTCCTATGAGCCTCTCTCAAGATTTCAAATATTCGTTTACGGAATGTGCTTTTATGGAACTTTAACTTCCACATTTTCAAATATTCACCAGCCCACGCAGCGGCGTTCCGCCACACGCTCTGCCCTGCCTGTACCCCCATCAGCCCCCCACCCCCACGGGGCAACCCCGTATAGCGACTCGTAGCCCCTCTGCCTGCTCCGCACGGAACCTGTTCCCCACACTTCCCACCACAGTTTCAAATATAGCCACCACAAACGGCTCCTGGTTTTGCACAGCAGACGCACTGGATTCAAGCACTTTACTCAAGCACTTTACGGATTACGGAAACCCTTTAAGTTGATGCACGCTGGACGGGGGCTGTTCTGGGATTACTTGAAACGCATACTGCAAACGCATTTAAATAATAAACTGCGCCACGCCCTCTTGCACTATCCACGCCCTGTGGTATATTTGTGCGTATGGACACCCCCCGCTACACGCCACCCCCTCAGTACACCCTGTGGGCACAGTTTGGTGAAAACCGCAGGTACAACACGCATCCCGCAGCACAAGTGTACTGCTTGGTGTTCATGCCGCAACCGTGTGGGGAGCGTGTGGGGGTATGGTTCAAGAGTATTGGGAGTACGCCCACCACGCTTGCAAACCTGCACGAGTGGAAGCGGGTGCCTGTTGCGGGTTCTGTACTGGTTGCAGGACAGGCTGATCCCAACGGCATGCCGTTCGTGTGGATGGCAACGCAAACCGCACGAGTGGTTTGGGGTATGCTGACGCAACGGGGCAGGGGGTACCCGTGGAGCACCAATTTGGCAGAAGCACTGGAGTACGCACACCAGAACGGATGGGGCGAACTCCACACACAGGCATTTGTGGACGATTGTGCAGGGGCACACGACACAACGGAAACCTTTAATACGGGAAACACACAATGACAGCCGCCACACTCAAACCCAGCACCGCAACCAGCCACCTGCTTGAAAGTGGGGTGCGTGGCACCAGTGGGCACAGCACACTGGAATTTACACCTGTATGGGGACGCGATGGGAAGTGGGGTGGACGCTGGGGCTACAGCGAAGTACGAGTCACACCTCGCGGTGCACTGGTATTGGACACCAAGCACCACGAACACGAGCGAACTCCGCACGGGCTGTGTAGCACTGATACGGTGCGATTGGTGCTGAACACACACATTCCCCAATGTGTGGAGTACTTGCAGAGCGACCCCACAGGGCTGAACGCCTACGGCGTGGAGTGGACACTGGACGCACGGGACGGCTGGGTTGCGTACATGCCTGTGGGGTGTGCACGGGTACTGTGGGTGGCAGCAACTCACGGGTGGCTCATGTGGGTGGGCGAAAACACGAACGGCACACGAGTCAAGCACCCGTTGCGTGAGTCGTGGACAGCATTGGTTCCGCAAAACATTTAAACACAAAAAGGAAAAAAACTCAAATGGCAACCACAACACTTTACGGCATCGGCAACAAGCCCCATTTTGTTTCGTATTCTGGCGGCTCTACCTACAGCACACAAACCTACTGCGAACCGCCACAGTGGAAACTGGCGTACACCATGACCACAGAATTCGGTGACAGCATTGGCGGCAACACCGTGCCCATTGCAGAGTACTCGTGTGGTGTGTTTAGTGGCGAAGCCCACGGCTTGTGGATTTACCGCTTGTTCAAGGGCGGCGATTTGGTGGGCACCTACCAGTTTCAGGATCAGGTGTTTTGTGTGCCTGCGGATTTTGATCGGGTGGAGGGAGTGTGCATGAGTGTGTGGCTCACGCCAAGCGGGGTGAGTGTGGACGCGGCCACACCTGCTCCTGTGCCCACACCTGCACCAATGGTGCTGCCCACACCTGCACCAATGGTGCTACTGGTGTGTGCAGCAATTTTTTGCGGCAGACGAAAACTGCGGTAAAAAAAATCGCAAAACGGTAACTGTAGAAAACCTAAATAGTTACGGTCTGGGTTGGCGTGGACTGTGCGAACAGATTACGCTGCTCATGCAAAGGAACTTCGCTACCTTTCGACCGCCATAGTAGGGGGAGTCCCACGGGTAACGGGACTCCCCTCTATTTTTTTACAGACTAAATAGAGGTGGAGGAACCCCATGCGATTTGACTCAAACCGATTTCAAAGCCTGAATGAAAGCGTTTCCCGTCTGGAAGAGGCTCCCAGCAGCGGGGTGGAGGGCGACTACGAAGGCGAAATGACTCGTGGCGAACTCAAGGCACTGATTGCCAACGCACAAGAACTTCTCAAGATGCTTGGCGAAGACGACGAAATTGAAGCGTGGGTGCAGAGCAAAATCACCAAGGCAGCAGACTATGTTTCAAGTGTTCGCAACTACATGGTGGGCGACACCGTGAACGAAGCGTGTTGGAAAGGCTATACAGCCAAAGGCACAAAACTTAAAAGTGGTCGGCAAGTTCCTAACTGCGTTCCCGTACAAGAAGCCTCTCCTGCGTGGCAGCGTAGTGCAGGCAAAGACCCTGAAGGCGGCTTGAACAAAGCGGGTGTAGCCTCGTACCGCCGTGCCAACCCTGGCAGCAAACTACAGACTGCTGTAACAACCAAGCCGTCCAAACTCAAGCACGGCTCCAAGAAGTGGAAGCGTCGCAAGAGTTTTTGTTCGCGTATGCAGGGCATGAAGAGCAAACTCACTTCTGCCAAAACTGCTAATGATCCTGAGTCTCGCATCAACAAGAGTTTGAGAAAGTGGAATTGTTAACATGGGACGAGTTCGTGGCAAGATGGGAAACATGACCAAGGGCGGTTACAAAACACACCGCAGCAAACGACCTGCTGGCGTGTCCCGTAGTGGACTGCCAAAAATATACCCGCCGCATGTGGACGCACAGTTGCGGGCACAAACTAAAAAATAACTACATCAAAATAAAAATTGCAAAGGGAGCCGCAAGGCTCCCTTTTTGCTGTAAAAATGCCATTCGTGTTTTAAAGTATGGTGTTAGAAATCCCGAACCCGCGAACAGGTGCTAGATACACTACCCCTCAATGTGAGGGGAATTTCTTAAAGGAGAAGACTTGATGAAGACCACTATTGCAACTTTACTACTCGGAGCACTTGCCACCGTGGCTAGTGCACAGACTGCTCCAGCACCAGCACCCGCTCCTGCTCCCGCTGCCATCAACAGCGTTAGCGTGAACGAGACGCTGACCTTCTGGGGCAAGAAGAACGCTGACACCATCGTGGAACTTGACTCAACTGTTTCAGGCAAGTTGTACGATCTGCTCGGCTGGCATGTAACCGCTCCTGTGTACTCTCAGGACACCACTGGTTACGGTCAGATCGACATTGGTGTTGACTACGCTCTGGTCAAGGACGCAAAGTTCCTTGGTGCAGTCACCAACCTCGGCGTAGAGGGTGGTGCGTGGCTACCGACTGGCTCTGCTGGTTTCGGTGCCGACAATGTGAATCCCCATGTTGGATTTAATTACGACATGACTTGGGGTTCGCTCGTATACACCCAGACCTTCGATGTTCGTTGGGTGGGTGGGTACGCGTACACTCCTGTGTTTGGCACATTCAACGATTACGGTCTAAACGCCGAATCGTTTGTGGCTTACAAGTGGGGTGGCTTTGCGTTGGGTGCAGACCTGAACCAGTGGTACACCAATGGTAGCAATGTGGCTTACCTTGGGCCAAAGGCTGAATGGGCTGTAGCCAACAATGTTGACCTGAGTGCAGGCTTCGGCGTTCCCGTGTGGCAGGAAGTAAACGCTGCCAACGAGAACTCGTGGGCTGTTACTCTCGGTCTAGGAATCAAGTTTTAATTCTTTTGAAAGGAGAATCACATGAACAAGACTAACAATTGCCCCGTCACTGGTTGCTTCTGCTGGAAGAATCCTCTTCAACTCGCTGGTTTCCTCGCTCTGCTCCCCTTCGCTGTGAAGGGTACTGTATGGGCGTGGAATGCCGTGGGTGCTGCTCTAGCAGCCTGCTGCAAGTAATTCGTAAACAGGTTACAAACGAAAGGGGCGGCAGAAATGCCGCCCTTTTTCTTTTCACAAAAGAAACAGCCCCTCTTGCGGAGGGGCTGCTCTACGGGAGTGATGCTTCGCTACATTTCAATATACGGGTAAAGGTTATGTATACAGAGCACGCTACACGCACCAAAAAATTTATGAGAAGTACTTGAGGCATTACAGTAATGGTTTAATACCTCAACAACTCGTGGGTAATATTTGTTTTGTCTACTTTAGAAAAGAAATATTCGTAGGGCTTGACTGTTGGCGGATATGTGGTATATTTGTGGCATGAACCACTCGGACTTGCTGCTTGCTGACCAATGGATTCTTGTGCGTGAGGGCATTGAGCCGTCTCTGCCCAACTGCCTGTCCGTTATCAAAACACAAGACATATTTGTGTTTGTACAGTACTCTGATCTGTTTGAATACGACGGCAACAGCCAAACCAACTACCTACCTCCCGTGTGTGTGCACCGTTGTGGAATCATTACCGCACGAGGACTGTGGGATGCTTTCATAGCAGACGGGTGGAAGCCTGTGGACGCAGACAACCCAAGTGGATGTGATTCTGCTTGCAAGGCGTATCGTGCAATTGAGTACCGCCATACCCTTACCAACAATACGAGCGGGCACTTCAGCGGACTGTACTTGGGAGACTTTCCCCATTCTGATCCAAAGTGTGCACTGTTTTTTGTTAATGACTACGGTGGCATCATAAGCGTTGAGGATCTGCGTTTGCATCCTGTTACTGGCATGCCACGAAACCCAAGAGCAGACAGGCAAAACACAAGGCGTTCATACCGAACCGTGCTAAAGAACAGCACCGTAACAAAGAACTATTACCCCAATTCTTTTGACAACTATGCGTTGGGAGCCTAAAATGGAATTTCCTGAAATAAATTGGACAAATTTTGGACGGTTCCTGTTTTGGGTGATTCTGTTTTGGTTTTTTATGCCAAATCACAACAAACCAAAACAAACAAAAAAAGGAAATGAAGAATGGTCAATGGATTAAAGAAAAATCGTAGAGTTCTTTTCGTGGACGACATGCCTGAGCGTTGGGAGATTTTCAACGATCTATACAAGCAGCCTGAAACTGCCCATGTGGAATTTGTGTGGGCACAGAATTACGACGAAGCAATCACACAACTCCAAAACGGAAAGTGGGATGTGGTGTTTTTGGATCACGATCTTGAAGACCCCACCGAGTACAACCAAAAGGAAGGCTGGCGTGACGGCACGGCTATTGCCGACTGGATTCGTGAGCACACTCCACAGATTGATGCGGCTATTTGCCACTCCATGAATCCTGTGGGGCGAATGCGAATGGTTCAGATTTTGCAGAGGGGTGGCTACTCTGCTCGACCTGTTGCGTTCTACGCATTTGACGCATTTATGATTTCACTAATTGCAGACGGTGATGCGTCTCCCATTCCTGAACCTGAAGACATTTGGGAAGAGGACATTGGCGATCTGTACGGTGGATGATTTAAATATAGAAAACTCCACCCATCCACTTGACAACGACTCACAACACGCTATACTACTCACATGACATCTCTCTACGAAACCGCGAAGCAGTACCTTGACGATGGAGCAGTCGTTCGCTTGGTGTTTACCAAGAAGGACGGAACGGAACGAGTGTTGGTTGGCACACGGAACACCACGATGATTCCGCCCGACCACCATCCCAAGGGCAGCGAGCAGTCTCGCAAGAGCGATACGCTTCCTGTTTACGATTTGGAGGCAAAGGGTTGGCGTTCATTCAAGCCCGACTCTTTGAAGGCGGTCGAGGTGCATCCTCCCTTCTGAACCACCGCGTTTTCAGGAGCGTCCGATAACTCGGTAATTTATTATGCGAAAACAGGCTCCTATTGGGGCTTGTTTTTGTTTCCCGTTCTGGTATACTAGAAACATGCAGAACTCTCGCACTTACACGCCGAACCCGTCCGCACCCCTTCCCTACGGTCTGTGGCTTGACCTGCCGTTCCGCACGAAGGGCAGCACTGCCATTCGCTCCAAGGCGAAGGCATTTGGTGCTCGCTTCCTGCCCAACGCGAAGCCCTATCAGTGGTGGCTTCCGTGCCGTTTCATCACGCAAGACAAGATTGACTGGTTCAACAGCGTGAATGCCATCGTGGGCGAGCGTCAGGCTCCTGTGTTCAACACGAACATCAAGTGGAGCGACATTGACCACACCAAGCCGTTCACGGTCATGCTGTGTCTGCCGTATGAGCAGAAGAACATTGCCAAGTGTGACGGTGCGTTTTGGGATGCCTACGAGAAGGCGTGGTACTTCCCCAAGAAGGCTTTTACCGAAGCCCTGTTCAACAAGTACGCGGGCATGAAGGCAATTAGTCGCGTCATCTACCCAGGAAACAACACGCCATCGCGGCTCATGTTTTTGACTGATGACATGGGCACGGGTGCTGCCACCGCTGCGGCTCAACAGCCCACGAAGAAAGTGTTCTACCTGCGTCGGGACATCACCGTTATCGAATTCGTTCACAACGAGAACAACGACAATACGGTGATGATTACCCGTTACGAGAACGGCGTGGTGAGGACTGACATCATGGGCATAGACCACAATTTCTTGAATGTGCAAGACGCTCGTTCACTTTGGGACAATTCCGTTTCTAATGGATTCACTCCCTGCGATTCGGTCGCGTAATTGGAGGCAAAAAACAAAATGAGTTCACAATCCATGTACACTCTTGAAAAGCACTACGACCACTACCGTTTGGGTAGGATTCGCATGAGTATTTGTTTCATGCTGCACCTCAACGATTCCATAACCACGATTCCGTATGTTGACGGCAAGCCGTGTCGCGGAGAACAGATGTACGATGGCATAATGGTGGATACTGCCAAGGCTCTCACCAATGGCACTCCAAAGAACATGGTGGGATTTAATACTTTGTTCATAGAACACATGCCCAAAGACACTGCTCGCATTCTGTGGAATTCACTCACAATGCAGGACTTCCGCTGTTTTGACGCATACGGGCGAGTGGAGATAAACTCAATAAAGGAGAACATCAAGTGAGCAACGAAAGCGAAAAACCCATGACATGGGACTACCGCGTAGTTCACCACGACACCGACCCCGACAACGAGTGGTACGCCATTCACGAGGTGTACTTTGAAGGCGACACCGTGATGGGAGCCACCCAACTTCCTGTGGGTGTGCTTGCCGATACGGCAGAAGGGCTGTACGGGTGCATGAGCCGAATGCGTGATGCCATGAAACACCCTCCTCTGCGGTTGTCAGAACTCGCACAATTTTGGGGTGAAACCCAACCGCCTTCCTAAATAATCAGGAGGCTACGCATGAGTGAAAAGCCCATCCCAATCGTCGGCATTGATTTGTTGAGCAACGACGACGGGGGTGGGCTTTACGGTTTATGCGAATCACATGACGGAGGAGAGACTTGGAAGGTTGTTCACGAGGGTCGGAGCATTGACGGACTTTTGGAATTTGCAAAGTTAGCGTATTCCGAAAGTACTCAAATGATACTGCCCCAGCAGATTCGGGAATTACTCAAGTACGAATTTTTGGAGACACGAGAACTCAAACGGTTAGGTTATTTAAAAGCGAAGGAAGAGCCGCCCCTGATGCCGCCCTTCCTGTCGTGGTGGGAAAGGCTGCTCAAACGATTCCTATGGAGGTGATCCATGCCACGCCACGACAAAGACAAGAACCCCACAGAGGAACTCCTAGACGCTGCACGAGCGGCTGTAAAGGACTACGAGGCGTATCTGATGGACAGCGTGGGGTGGCGAGAACTAGCACAAACAATGGAAGTGCTACGCGAAAAGATTCTTGCCTACGAATCAAAAATACAATCTCGCTAAAGTATTGATTTAGATATTCATACCATTTTTTGAGATGTATAACTAACAGTGTCTGGTATGAAGGATGATAGTATTCAAATACTACTGGTGATAAACACTGGTAACAAATATTCAGAATACTACAGGATGGATTGACAGCAACGAATTTTGTGGTATGATTACACCATGAACACACCTTCTCCATCCTACGCATTTAGTTCTAGATACGGTCAACACCGTTCCATTACCCGATTGGATTCCAAGCGGTACTTGATTGACGGTCAGACCCACTACCTGCGTGGTGGTGGTGATCCACAAACAGGTTCCACTATGGTGGATTTTGAAGGTGGTCCGTTCTTGATGACTGGTGATCCTCTCGCGGTTGCTGTGGGTGATCTGCCGTGTGTGCGTGAAGGTGCGATTATCAAGAGCGTCAAGAGTGTAGACCCAGAAACAGCAGTGGAACTGCTTGGGCTGACAGGTTCCCATTGGGTCACGGCTATGGACAAGCCCGACTACGCTTATGTGCTTGTGGAGACTGTGTAATGAGTCCTCAACCAGACCATTTCGCAGGCACAGGTATGTGTGAAGAGCGATACAACGCCCTGATGAACAGTACCGAACTCACGCTTACTGCGGGTGAGCAGCGAGCGGGTTGGTACTGGAGTCCTGCATGGGACGGGATGTTGGTGCACCGCAGTTGGGCTGAAGCCCGATACGATTACCCCACAACGGAGGAAATGCCATGAGTGCAAACGGATACGCAAGCCAAATGAATGCAGCGTTGGGCAAGATTCAAACTCTGACCGCAGAACTTGCTGAACTTCGCAAGGCTCACGAAACACTGGTTCTTGAAAACGCTTCTCTGCAATTGGCTATTGAGGATTTGAGTGGGCTGCGTCGTGAGAACGCACGGCTCCGTGGTCATGTTGAAGGCTTGCTTGAAGGCATCAACAAGGCGTTAGGAAAGCAGACCAATGGGTGAGATTGTTTGGGGTCTGTGGCAGTCACTAATGGCTGTGGTTGTGGTGGTGGCTTGCGGATGGCTTGCCTACAATCTACTGTTCAAGGGTTTACGAAAGTAAAAAATGTTTCGTCTGCACATTGATATTCCGTTGCCGTTGGACGAGTCGGGGGCTGCTGCCTTGACTCGTGAAGTGGTTGACGCTACGCTAGCGGCAGTTACGGCTCGTCTGTGTGAGGCGGGAGTTAGCGAATTTAATTACAGACTAGGACACGACGAAGACAGGCAGAAAAGTAACTACCTGCTCAAGACCGCTTCAGGTCATGTCGTGAACAAAAAGTCTAGAGTTTCTTTTGGAGATGCAAATGCTGGTTGATATTGCTTTTTTCATGTTTGGTGCGGCTGCTGCGGGTTTGCTTGGGCTTATTGTATGGAATTGGTATTACAACACACCCGAGCGAACATACACCGCTTATGATCTGAAGGACTACTACGGCGAAAAGGAAAACGATTTTTCGTTTCATTACTACACTCCTACCCATGTTGAGGAGAAGGCAACAACGACTCGTCGGGTCAAGCGGAATGCGTCTCGCAAGAAGCCTGTTCGCAAGCCGTCTCGCAAGAGCACTCGTCGGGGTCGGTAATTGCTAAAGTTACGGGTGCCAAAATTCTTCCGTAAAATATAGAAAAATACACACTTGCCCATAGACAGAACGCCTAAATGCGTCTATACTAGGGCAACCACTGGGCGGTGGGCGGACGGCTTCGCAGACCTGCTTATACCAGGTTCATTCAGGATCGACACCTGAACCGCCTATTCACGAAAGGAAACCATGCACACTAACGCATACGAAGACGCATACACCAAGCACGCAATTATTGATTACATTGATCGGGGGCTGTGGGGCTTGTGCCTTGCAACCCGTGAGTCAGCCCGTGAGGGAATGGTTGATGAAATCATTGATCGTGATACCGATCTAAATACTCTTGTACTCCGTGCCGTAAAGGAATGGGGATGCAACCCACACGAATTGTGGGTGAGTGAGTGTGCTCGTGAAGTGGTTTCGTACAGTCTGAACGGACGAGATATTGGAGGCTAAAATGGCAACACCAAAGAAAACAACAACCGTTACTCTAGACATGCAGGTGGGCGATGCCACCTTTCTCAAGATTGCAAAACTGGCTCATAGCCACGATTGCACCTTTAATGAAATGGTGAACAAACTGCTAGTTGATGCTGTGGAGCGGCAGACGGTGGTTCCCGTGACTGCTCCTGTTACCCCTGTACGCTAATGGGCGGCAAGCATTCAGCAGGCAAAGGTGACAGGTATCGTCCCGTTGATTACAGCACTTGGTCAAAGAATTGGGAGGCTATTTTTGGCAAAGACAAGAAAAAGCAAGCCAAGCGAAAGCGAAATCGCAAGACACGCACTCCTCCGAGTGATGCGTGATTGGAGCGAAGACGCTTATGCGGCAGGTTGGCAAGACGGACTTGAAGTAACCATTTGGGGCATGATTCTCAAATGGGAAAGTGGCGACGAGGGTGTTCACGCTCTTGATGCTGCGATGTTCAAGTACTTGTCTGAAACTGCCAAGGGCTGGTGGATATGGGATGAAACCGCAGGACACCCTGCATTTATTCCTCTAAAGACTTGGAAGAAAATGTATTCTGATCTGCTCAAGGCACTCAAGGAAGCCCAAAATGACACTACCGTATGAAGAAGTCCACAGCCTGAATGGAGTTCGGCAGTTTCTTTACGATCTGCTTGATCCCAAGAAAACTCCTCGTGTGCCGCGAGAGGTGCGGCTCCGTGCCCACCGCTTGTGTAAGCACTTTCCCATGCCACACAGGGTGGACGAGAAGTGGAAGCGGGAGTTGGCTAAATATCAGTAATGCTGTTGACGGTGGATAGAAACACGATCAGGACAGGGGTTCGATTCCCCTCGGCTCCACTAAATCCCATTGGGGCTGTATAGGCATTCGACTGGCGTGGAGTACAGAAACAAGAGGCATTCGGGGTCTGCAACACGCCTCGTTAAAAACGGGTTGTAAACCATAATTGCCAACAGACTGGCAATGGCGGCTTGAAGCCGTGGGGAAAGCCCTCCCGCATCTGAACGGGCGGAACGGACGGCAGAAATGCCGTCCTTTCTTTTTGTATAAATAATGGACACAAGGAGAACCCCTATGGATATCTACAGCCAAGGAAGATTTATTGCCAACTCAACAACTTTCGTGAATGTTTCTGATAAAAAGGTAAAGGGCATACTACTCACAAATAGTGGAGCAGCGGGCAGTGCCACCATTCACCTATGGGGGGCTACTGGCGGAACAACTTTTCAGACAGAAATTGCGGTTGGTGCCAGTGCTTCTGTTGGAACTTTTATTCTTCCTCTTAAAATTGCTGGTGCTTCAACCAGCGGATCAAATGTTAGAGTGATTGGACTGTATTGAAATGTTTGGTGCTTTTGATTTTTATAGTAAAGCAGTTCTTGTTCCGTGGACTGGTGCTGGTATTCCATTTGGAGATTACTCTTTTCCGTCTTCAAATAAAGGAATACTTATAAAAAATTCTGATGCTGTAGCAAGGATTGTTACACTGACTTATTATACTCAACCTTTTATTGATGAATTCGATGAAATCAGAAATTATGAAACCACATCTATTACAGTAGCACCTACTAGCAATTTGATTTTACCTATTAGAATGTACAATTTAAGTAGAGCAGGTGCTCCTAATGGTATACAAATTTACGAACTGTATTAAATATTACAATCAAATACTCTGCCACTTGACACAGGCTCTTTCTAGGGTATACTCTCTGTATGCCCAAGCGAGTCCTAGACCCCATTGATCTTGAAGCCGAGCGTGAAGGCGCAGCAGTATCCCGTAGCCGCCAACAGGTGTGCAAGCCCTACGGGTGGAACAAGGCAATCCTGAAGCAGCGACGAATGCACAAGGACGGGGAAGCCCGTGTTGAGTGCCGCACCGTGAAGCAAAAGTTTGAAAGGTACGCCCATGCGTAATTGTGATACTTGTGGAAACACCATCCCGCCACTCAGGCTTGAAGCACTGCCACATACTACGACCTGTGTGGGGTGCTCGCGTGAAGTTGGTTTTGTGGGATTCATGGATTGGTCGCACAAGACTGCACCTGAATTTGTTGCAGTTCGTGCAGATGACCGCGAGAACCTTCGGAGGGCAGTTCGGGTAAGTGCCCGAGCGAGATAAGTACTTGCGGGTTTCGTATAGAGGCTATTACGCGGGTTTTCCAAACCCGTCACGGGAGTTCGATTCTCCCAACCCGCATTGTGAAAGGAGTACACCATGAAGATTGAAGACGATATCAAGTTGGATTTTGCTGATGTGCTGATTCGCCCCAAGCGGTCTACATTGGATAGCCGAAGCAAAGTGAATCTGAATCGCACTTTCAAGTTCAAGACCCACAGCGGAGAAGTTTTGTGGAGTGGTGTGCCCATCATGGCATCCAACATGGATACCATTGGAACATTTGAAATGGCAACTGCTCTACAGGCACACGGAGCGTTATGTGCTGTTCACAAGTACTACACCAAGGACGAGTGGGACACGAAAATGTCTTGGTGGCTCCGAAACAATTCGGGGCAATGTGGTGTGGTGTACACAATGGGCATGGGTGATGCCAATTCCAACATGAACGAATTGCAAAAGGCACAGAGTGTGCTTGATGCCCATCGCCACATTCAATTTATCTGTATTGATGTGGCAAACGGATACACGGAAAAGTTTGTGCAGTATGTGGAGTTTGTTCGCAAGACTTTCCCCAACCATATCCTGATTGCAGGCAATGTGGTGACACGAGAAATGACCGAAGCCCTGATTTTGGCAGGTGCAAATATTGTCAAGATCGGGATCGGTCCAGGATCAGTCTGCACGACGCGAAAGGTTGCAGGTGTTGGCTACCCGCAACTGTCGTGCATAATGGAGTGTGCTGATGCCGCACACGGACTAGGTGGCTATGTGCTTTCGGACGGTGGGTGCACCTGTCCAGGAGATGTAGCCAAGGCATTTGGAGCGGGTGCGGACTTTGTTATGATTGGTGGTATGTTTGCGGGAACGGATGAAGCCGCAGGCGAGGAAACCGAGGACGGCAAGGTGTTCTACGGAATGAGTTCCGCAGAAGCCATGAACAAGTATTCGGGAGGCGTTGCCACCTATCGTGCAGCAGAGGGTAAGCGGGTTGTGGTGCCCCATGTGGGTGCTGTGGATGGAGTCATGCAGCAGATTCTTGGCGGTGTGCGGTCTGCGTGTACCTATGTGGGTGCGTCTCGTCTCAAGGACTTGAGCAAGTGCACAACTTTCATTCGCGTAAACCGTCAACTCAATACTGTGTGGGGCAACGGCTAATGTGCCTGTGCGACCGCCAATGCCAAGAGCGGTTTTTGGAACGGCAGGAAGAACTGCTGCGGCAGGTTCGTATCCTGTCTGATGAATGCCATGCGTGGCGAGAAATAAGTGATCGGTATCCGCCCGCAACTATTCTGAAATATACCCGAGCAACTGATGGGTGTGGGTGGCAAGACAGTCTGAAGCGTGGAGTTTTAGGATTTCCTCCGTATCAAAACTTTTGGAGCAGACTAAAGTATCTGTTCAAGCGATGAAGAAGCCTGTGCAGAAGAAAACAAAAAATAAGCCTGTGTGGTATCACCACCACAATGATGAGCGTTACCCTGTTACTCTGAATGCACTTATAGACATGTTTGAGATTCTTCACGATGAGGTCTTGATTTCGGGAAACGAACACACTACAATGTTCCTGATGGACATGATGGAAGCGTTTCGTGAAGGCAAGCCCATCAGGCAAGAATTTGGATTGGTTGCTAGACACAAGTGGCTAAACAAGGAGAACACCAATGAGTGACATCATTGAAAGACTTACCGAACTGTCCGATCTGATGATGGACGGTAGACCGTACAACGACAGCGACTTCACAAACATTGATGAAGCGATTGTTGAGATTGAACGCCTCCGCAAGGAGCGTGACGAGGCTCGTAGGGAAATCTGTCAGTTCCGTTCCACTTCATATCCACATGACATGAAGGAAGTGTATGAAATTGCAGATTCCCGTGAATGGGATTGCTACAAGGAGAACACCAATGGATAATCATTTCAAGACACAGATTGTTCGGAATCCTCACAAGGGCAACAAGCCGTGCATGGCAATTTTTGGTGTAGACACCATTGAGATGGTGGACAGTTACACCCTTGCAGAACTAGAAAACTTGATTTTCAAGTTGACTGATGCACTGGACGATCTGCGTGTGCGTGTTCAGGTGGAAAAGGATTCACAACAGCCTAGCCTGTTCTAAAGACATTCAGCCTCCATAACTCAATTGGTAGAGTAGCGAACTTTTAATTCGTAGGTTGCAGGTTCAAGTCCTGCTGGGGGCACTAAACGGAGATTACTATGAGCGAAAACCCTTACACAGAATTGGGCGACGCAGAATTTTTGCGTTACCTTGCACAAAACGATTACAATATTGACGGCAAGTATCTGCCCGAAGGTGTAAATCTGTTTGCTGTAGCCGACCGAATAGACGCAGCAAAAACACACTACTCCGATCTTGCAGCAGCGTTTGATGCAGTCAAGGCAGACTACGCTCGCATTAGAGGAATGTTAGAAGCGTATGAGCGTCCCGTATTTGTGTTTGATAACGGCGAGCCAATACAGATAGAGTATTTGGAAGACGCAGAACCCAATTTGGATTCAGCAGCAGAACGATACAAGAACGGTCAAGACGCAATGAAGCGTCTAGCGGAACTTGACGAGGAGTTGGGGCTACAATGATTGAAACCGTTGATGTGGTATACGGTCTTGCGTGGGGCGATGAAGGCAAGGGAAAGATTGCCGCTGCTCTTGCCCCCAAATACGATTGGGTGTGCCGATGGAACGGCGGACCAAACGCAGGACACACCGTATGGGTAAACGGCAAGAAGCACAAGACCCATATTATTCCTTCAGGCATTTTTGCAGGCAAGCGGTGTGTGATTGGTGCAGGTTGTGTAATAAATACGGACAAGTTTTTCAAAGAGATTCGGTATCTTCGCAGCGAAGGGTTTGATACTTCACTTGTAAAGATTTCTCCTGCTGCACATATCATTACCGAAGCACACATTGATTACGACAAGCGGCACTTGGGGCATCTTGGAACCACAGGGCAGGGTATTGCACCGTGCTATTCAGACAAGATGATTCGCTGCGGCAAGCGAGCAGTTGATGTGTTTGAATCCCAATGGCTGTGGGACGGAGAATTGGACGGCAAGGTGCTGTGTGAAGGCGCACAGAGCGTGTGGTTGGATATTGACTACGGCGATTACCCGTATGTGACAAGCAGCACAACCATGCCTTACGGTGCTTGCTCTCTTGGATTTCCCACACAGAAAATTAAGCGTCTGATCGGAGTTGCAAAAGCATACGACACCAAGAGTGGTGTTGATCCGCTGTTCTCTGAATCCCTGTGGGACGATCCTGCGCTGAACAGAATTATTGAATTGGGTGGTGAATACGGTTCAACCACAGGGCGTAAGCGATTGGTAAATTGGTTGAATCTTGATTTCCTGAAGCAATCCGTTCAAGTATCAGGTTGCACGGAGTTGGTAATCAATAAATGCGATGTGCTTAAAACTTTGGGATTGTTTAAAGTTTACAGCAGCGGTTGTCTGCGTGAATTTAAGAGTTTTTCTGAAATGCAGGCATTTATTACTAGTGAACTAATTACTGCAAATCTTGAATACCTGCACGACATCAAGTGGTCGGGCAACGCCGAGACTATTTGATTCAAGTACTCAAAACAAATATAGAAAACTCTCCCAAGGGTATTGACATCACGCCAACAGACGCTATACTATGGGAGTACAAGTCAGCCAACGATGCTTACGGGCAGCATCCACGGCTCTTCTAATCACAAGCCCGCTTTTCGGAGATTTCACTATGAAGACTCGTAACTACACCGTCACCGTTCGCGTCAGCCTCTATGGCAATGGTCGCAAGAACAAGTTCGATACTTTTGCCGCCGATCTGAGCGGTCAGAACATCGACCTGATCGACAGCACCAGCAAGGTGGGTGAGCGTGTTCGCAACTACACCTTCGACTGCACCCAGAGCGGTGTGGCGATCCTGCTCGACCGTTGGACTGAGCGTCTCGGTCGCGGCATGGCGAACACCAGCGTGTCCGTCATCCCCGCCTAATTTCAGGCGTAACTGACATCAGGTGGGTGGGTGTGTGGCTGCTAAATTCTCCACACACCCACCCTTCAGGTGTTTTCAGACTCACAACAAATTCAAAAGGAGATTGAGCATGCGTAACAAGACTTCGATTTTCAGCACTTACGCTCTAGTGAGCGTGATTGGTTTTGGTGGTTTTTGGTGGTTTGGGGCGAAGGGTGGGGAAAGCATGAACGCTGCGGAGACTTTCCTTGCGTTCTACAGTTTCCTGTGCACCACGGTGGTGTTCTATGTTCTCGCTAGTCAGAAGCAGAGCATTGACCACGCATTTGATGCGATTCAGAGCGAAATGAGTGAGCGTGGTCGTGATGTTGAGGCTGCGTATCGGTACATTGACGATGAGAATGAGAAGATTGCTCGTCGCATTGATTCAGAGTACAACATTGTTTTTCGTGAACTTGAGCGGATTGAGCGTGATGCCGACTGCTCCAAGACCGATACCTGCTGCAAGGCTCTCTGATTTCACATTTTGGGCGGCAAGGGGCTAACGCCTCTTGCCGTCTTTTTGTATGATGAACGCAAAACGCATTCAAAGACTGTTGGAAATTGCCCATCCGCTGTGTTTGGACATCAAACGGCAGAAAAAGCACATTTCCATCATTCTCCGCAAGGGGCGAATTGTGTCTATCGGCTGCAACCGCTTCAAAACTCACCCCCAAGCCAAAGAAAAGGGGTATATGTTTGAAGAAATGCACTCTGAATTGGACGCATTTTTGAAATTGGACGCTCCTGAACGGGGTTTGGTGATGTTCAATGCCCGTTTCAACAGTTTTGGACAGATGCGGATGGCTCGTCCATGCGAAAGGTGCATGCCGTGGTGCGTTGGAGCGTTTTCGGAGATTTGGTACACTACTGACGAGGGCGTAATGCTGCACGGCGAGTGTCTACTGCCGCTAAATATAGTATTACCACATCAGGAGAAGCACACAAATGAAGAAGTTTTCACAATACCTTGACCAAAACGGACTAAACGAGTGGATTTCGCGTCGTGAAGTGGGTGAAACTCCAATTGTAGAGGCTAAACTGTCTCGCGTTTTCCAGTATGTGGAAGACGACAAGAAGGATTTTGGTATTGTTAGTGCTTTCCGTGGCGAAAACTCACGAGAAGAGAACAAGAAACTCCACGATGACCTCAAGAAGCGTGTCCGTGACATGGGATACGGGTATATTGAGATGAAGGGTGGCTATCAAGAAGAAGGTGGTGTTGTTGAGGAATTGAGTCTGCTAATCCCCAACATCAAGAAAGAAGAAATTGTCAAGTTGGGTCGCCACTACAAGCAGCATTCGGTCATGTACAAGAACGATCAGGACTTTTATTACATTGGCACCAACGAAAGTGCTGGTATTGGCAAAGTACTGATGCGTTTCAAGAAGGGGGAAGGGCAAAATAATCTTGAACTTGCCAAGCACAAGGTTGTACAGTTTTTCTCGCAGTTGCGTAAGGGACCACACGCTGGCAAGAAGTTTGTGTTCAATGTCAAGGACGAGCCACAACAACAGGGCGGTGAAAGCGATAAGAGCGGAGAGAGTGCTGCTGCTGCACAGAAGCACCGTCCTGGCGATGTGTGGAAAACTTCAAGTGGACTGTTTGGTGCTATGGACAACGAAGGCAACTACGAGTACTTTGAAGACAAAGAGTCTGCCATGCGTTACGCCAAAAAGCACAAGGCAGGCTACCGCATTCAAGAGCGTGAAGAGTGGGGATTTGCCAAGGCTGCGTATCTGCGTCGCGGTGAAGAACCCAAGTGGATCACAATTTTTGAGGATTTAGACAACGAAAATTCCTAAATAGTTTAGGAGCAAAATGTCTAAAAACCCCAAGCAGTCTCGGGACAAATTAAAAAGTCTGCTCTTAAAAAATGCTGTTCAAAAAATACGGAACGGTGGACGCTGTGGGTGCAGCAAACCCAAACCAAATATTCAGAATCCGCGTTGAAGTCTTGACATCACACTAAAACATGGTAATATAGTAGTGAAAGGAAACACATCTATGAACCTCAAGTCTCTTATCGTTTCTGCCGCCCTCTCGCTCTCCGCTTTTTCTAGCAGTGCTTCTGCCCAATGGAGCGGTGGCTCTGTTGGTGTGGGCTTTGGCGGCTCGTACAGTCGCACCAGTATCAGCGGTCCCTATGGTGGAAACACTACCATTACCAACACCACACTTGGTGGTGGCATCAATGTGGGATACGGAAGCGGTTACGGCTACGGCTACGGCGGTGGCTACGGTGGCTATTACGGTGGAGCGGTTGCTCCTTCTGTGCTGCCGTACTACGGCGGCTGTGCACCTGCGTATGTGCCGTACTCGCCATTCACTCGTGGTTACGGCAATCCGTGTTATCCTCCTGCTGTCGTGGTTGCTCCCGTGGTCTACGGTGGCGGCTGTGGTCAGGCGTGGGTGCGTTGAACTGACCCAAATCTGGGCCTATCGTCTAATGGTTTAGGATAGGGGCCTTTCAAGCCCTTGATCGGGGTTCGAATCCCCGTAGGCTCACTTGCCTAACAGGAGAATCGCAATGGTCAACAAGTTTCGTGAACTGAATCGTCGTCGCAAGCGCAAGTACGAGGCTCGCAAGAAGACTCGTCAAGCCGCTCTGTTGAATGCCAAGAAGGAAACGCTCCGCAAGTTGGAAACTTTTGATCGGCTTCCTGCTTGGGTAAAGACTGAAAAGGGCATCTGAACTTCGGGGCAGGTGTCCGAGCGGTTGAAGGAGCAGCATTGGAAATGCTGTATGCGAGTAATCGCATCGTGGGTTCGAATCCCTCCCTGCCCGCTTTTGGCTCGTAGCACAACGGCAGTGCGATCCGCTGTTAACGGATAGGTTGATGGTTCGAATCCATCCGAGCCAGTTTGGCGAAGTAGTTCAGTTGGCAGAACAATCCTTTCATACGGGATAAGTCGTTGGTTCAATTCCAACCTTCGCCACTTTTTGATTGTTAAGACGCGGTTCAAGCCTCTACCCACACCAATATACCAGTATGGAAGACCTACAGACCATTGCTCTTATCGTTTCAGGACTGTCCGCTTTCACCGCTTTTCAGGTGTGGTTCTACCGTTGGGCGTACTCCACAGGACACGCACACGGTCGCCACGCAGGATTCAGCGAGGGCTTGTGGAAGGCGGCTGAACGAGAATCCAAAAAGAACAGGTTTATCCTAACAACAAATCCATAACTAGCGATGGTTTGGTTTGCACCACAGTAATAGATGTGGGCAATCCGTTTCTGTTTTCTGAAACGGGAGTCTCGTTCAAATAGATTTTTGCCCTGCTTTGTTTTTGTGTTTCGTCTGCCGTAAATTTTACGGTAAACGAACGCACATTATTGGTGGCAGAACCCGCACGATAATCAACATAAATGTTTTGTCCGCTTTGCAATCCGCTGATGTCTTCTAGTGTTTGTGTTGAAGGCGAAGACAGTTCAATTATTCCTGTTCCTGAAGGCAGAGTTGAACTGCTTGTAAATTCTGCTGTGGTGTAGTATTGAGTTATTCCGCCAAGAGTAAATCCTGAAACAACAAGTGCTGATCCAACAGCATCAGAAACTCTGCCCAACAAGGCACATGAAACGGTTCCAAGTACAACGCCTTGTTCCGAATCAGGAGAAAAGAAAGTAAAAGTACTGCCAACAGATGTTGCAGCACCAAAAGAATTCCATTGACTCACTGTTGTTGTGCGGTCGTCTGCAAGTGCAATGGTTGCAGTTGCTCCTGTTACGCCTGATGTGGAAACCAAAACTCGTATGCCTTCAGTTTGAACAGTGTTTGAATCGCCCCCGACCAAGAATCTACAATTTGTCAGAGGTGTTCCTCCGATTGGAGTTCCCTGTGATTCCCACGAGTGGAATTGGGTAATTGCTGAATTTGAATTTGAGGGTTTAATTAATACTGCAAGTTTTGGGGTTCCGCTGGTGTTCCAAATATTTAAGAATGGAGTCAGATCGAATGAAATATTCGACCCGCTCCATGCGCCCGTAGAAACGATCCCTACCGCAGACGGCTCCGTATCCCCTCCTGCTACCCCCCATGTCGTTCCTGCCCCTTCTGACGGCTTATACCACGATACAGAAGCGTCCACGGTGGTTCCTAGAGGCAGTAGAACGGCTTCTAGGGCGGTTCCTGTGGCTCCTGACTGCACGGACAGATTTAGGGTGGCATTGCCCACGCTGTACGCTGCTCCTGCCGTATAGCCTGTAACGGTGGCAAGGGCAGCAGATATAGCCGTGGTGGGTTCTAAAATAATCACAGCCCGATAATTTTCTAAAGTATTCCCGCCTACTTTCAATATATTTCTAGCACTATACAGTAAGTTGCCGCTGTTCCCACCCGAATACAATTCTTCTGGTGCGAAGTAGCCATTGGTTATATCAAAATTTGTTGCAGCCATTTGATATATTTATCCTGTTTTAATATCCATATCCACCGTAGGATGGTGGCGGGGAAGGTGGCGCGGGTGGAGTTGGAGTAGGTGCTGGAGCAGGTGTAGGAGTTGGAGTTGGTTCTGGTGGTGCGGGTGGAGTTGGAGTTGGTTCTGGTGGTGCGGGTGGAGTTGGAGTTGGTTCTGGTGGTGCGGGTGGAGTTGGAGTTGGTTCTGGTGGTGCGGGTGGAGTTGGAGTTGGTTCTGGTGGTGCGGGTGCGGGTACATCTATTATATTAATGATACCTCCCATACTAGAATGAACTTCACAATTGTAATAAAGAGTGGAAGGTGCATCATATGGAACTGTAAATGTTATTGTTCCATTAGCAATTCCATTATTAGTTACACCACTACTGTATGCGTTTTCAGTACCTGTTGACCTTACAGTTTTAATCCAAAATGGATGTCCTAATGCGTTTATGTTAAATGTATAAGTTTCTCCTTCCATTAGCGTCAAAGTTGGATTGGGATTTGAATCTTGATTTATCATATAGTTTCCTTTACCACGAACTTCCGTGATATCACTTAAATCTATAAATTTAGAACTTACTGGTTCAAATGCCTTGACAGGGTTGAGTGATATTTTATTGGTGATGTATGTGTCGATGTTTCCGTCTGCTCCATATATCGTTACCCTCACGGTGGGTGTTACATCGTGAGTTAACCGCGAACTAGAGTAATTATTGCGATATCTAGAGTGAAGCATAGTGTTCCTATTACGAAGCGTAGAACGAGAAGGTGATGCCGCTTCCTGTGTTGTGTGGAGCAAAACTCAACGAATACGGTGGATAGAAAACTTTGAGTTTATTGATGTTGTCTACTTCAAAGAACATTTCATCGCCGTGATACATGGTGTACGAAGCGGTTCCTGCTGTAGCACCGTAAAGTGCTGCGTCTGCTTCAGAAATCACACACAGGATTTCATTTTGTGAAGCGTTTGCTCCTGTTGCCACTCGTGACACCTTGATGCGGATACCGTTTGCACAGGTGAATCCTGCGTTTCCGTTGTATTCAGTCAGGTTCTTTGCGGTGTTGCTTACATAATTGGTACGAGACATGAACGACGGTTGTAGCGTGTACGATTCAACTGCTACTCCGATGGTTCCTGTAGAAGTGTTTACAGTGTCAGCAATAGTCTGTAGTTGTGTATTTACTGCACTCTTGATTAGGCTGTAGATGGACAGAGCATCATTAAAGTCTAGTGCTCCAACACTCACAGTTGGATCGTATAGTGCTTTCTTGGTTGCAATCAAGAAGTCGCTATTGGTCTTTAGTTGTGCAATCTTGGTATCGAAATTGCTCTCTGTTACAAGAGTAGAAGATTGAAGATCAACAGGCAGCACTCCACCTGAGTAGCCCTTGACCAATACGGGACCGTTTGCAGTATCACCCGCAACCCACACTCCTGTTACAGCATAGGTAGAACCCGCTACTTGAATTGGGTTGTTGTATTCTTGAGAAATACCTACTGCTGTGCCAAGAGTCACACTAGCAGTAAAAGAAAAACCGCTGTTTACAAGATAAGTGTTGATGGCAGCACCACACCATCCTGCACCAGTAATTCCACCAACTCTGTACAGATTTCCGTTCGCTGCTCTTGCATTAATATAGGTGGGAACAGTTGCTAGCGAAGCGTCATCAGAGGCACCCTGACCAACCACAGTAATATCGTCTGTGGTGTAGTCTAGGTCACGAATATCCAAATTGGTTGCACTAACAGTTACTCCATCAATTCCAACACCAAAAGATTTCACATTTACATTAAGTGCGTTGTTGTCTGCGTAGATGGCAGAAGCGGTTGCTCCTGTAAATCCGAAAAGTCCAACAGAAACAGTTGACGCAGTTCCACCACCGTAAACCGTTACGGTATCGCTTGCCGCAGTTAGCCCGCGAATAGAAACTGTTCCAACGGTAATGCCAATAGCAGTTGCACCGCTCACACCGTAAACTGCAACTCCTCCTGTTATTCCAAAAGAACCAGTAACAGGAACAGCAGAGCCTACAGTTATGCCGACAGGGAATCCACCGCTCAAGCCTTGAATAGCAATATAATCACCAGCAGTATCGCCCGAACCGTTTCCACCAGCCAAATATCTAATACTAAAAGTAGCACCGCTGTATGGAGTTACGGTCACAGTTCCTACAGTAATGCCGATTGCAGTTCCGCCAGAAATACCTGCAATTGGTATTGTGCCCAATGAACCAACAACAGTAGTGGCAATGGTGCTATAGATGCCATTGGCTAGATTATAGGTTGCCCACGAACCACAAAGCCCAACAGGTAGTGGAGCATTGGATGACACATAATTTACAGTATCGTTTGTGCCGTAAGCAACCTTGACAATCTGGTGATGTGCAGTTTCTCCTGCACCTACGGGCTTGACATAATCGCTGGCTATGGTATAAGTAGTGCCGCTAGTAACAATGTTGTAGTTGTCGCTGGTTGCTCCCATTGGACATTTTGCTCCGTTTTGGGGGTATCGGGTTCCTAAATACTGCTAACTTATGTATAAAATTGAAAGTAGGTCTGAAATGGAAGTCAATAACGCACGATTCCCTAAAGAAGTAGAAGTACACGCTCAAAAATTCGGAGTTTCGTATATTGACTCCGTGATTGCGGTTTGCGAACGCTACGGCATTGAACCACAAGTAGCCGCTAAATTTTTGAACAAGCCCATAATTGAAAAGATACGGGCAGAGGGACAGAATCTAAATCTGCTACCAAAGAAGGCAAAACTTCCTATTTGACACTTGACAGCCCACGGGGTTTGGGGTATAGTTACCTAAATACCTGTGTCTGAATTGTTCGTCAACACATCAACACACAGTACATCAAGTACAAGGAGATACACATGAGTTTCAAGGATATGAAGAGTCGTTCCAAGTCGCCCACCTCCTACCAGTCTCTCGCGGCTGAAATGGAGAAACTGAACAAGCGGTCAGAGTCGTACAAGGATGACCGTTTTTGGAAGCCTGCATTGGACAAGGCTTCCAACGGCTACGCGGTGATCCGCTTCCTACCCGCTGTTGAAGGCGAAGACTTGCCGTGGGCACGGGTGTGGAATCACGGTTTCCGTGGTCCAGGTGGTTGGTACATTGAGAATTCTCTCACCACCATTGGTCTGAAAGACCCTGTTTCCGAACTGAATTCACAGTTGTGGAATAGCGGTAGCGATGACGACAAGAAGTTGGCTCGTGACCGAAAGCGTCGCCTGTCGTATGTCAGCAACATTCTTGTGGTCAGCGATCCCAAGAACCCAGAGAACGAGGGCAAGGTGTTCCTGTTCCGATACGGCAAGAAGATTTTTGAGAAAATTCAGAGTGCTATGAATCCCGAGTATCAGGACGAGAAGCCCCTGAATCCGTTTGACTTCTGGAGCGGAGCAGACTTCAAGTTGAAGATTCGTCAGGTGGACGGGTATGTGAACTACGAGCGTAGTGAGTTTGCTGATTCTGCTCCTCTGTTCGGCGGTGATGACAAGGCTCTTGAGGAGTTGTGGAAGAAGCAGCATCCTCTCAAGGAGTTCACCGATCCGAAGAATTTCAAGTCTTACGACGAGTTGAAGGCACGGCTCCACGAGGTGCTTGGTGGTGATATCCGTGCCAGTGTCAACGAGTCCGCTGCAAAGGGCGGTGCGGAGACTGCCTCTTTTGATGATGAAGACGAGACACCGCGTCCCGTGCGTAAGCCCGTGACGGCTGCTCCTGCCCCAAAGAAGGAGCAGAAGCGGGTGGTTGAGTCCGATGACGAGGTAGAGGATTCGCTCTCTTACTTTGAGAAGTTGGCTGGCGACGAGTAAGCCACCTGCCTAGCAGCACGAAAAGGGCACGCTTCGGCGTGCCTTTTTCTTTTATAGTGTGCTGCGTTCCATGTTTTTTAGAGTGGCTTCGCTGTTGCGAACTCGCAGATCGTCGTTGTAATTATTTACAACAGTATTGCTTTGGTTGTACATGGTAGCCGCTGCCGCTCTTTGTTGATTTGCAAACTGTGCTTGTGCTTTTGCTTGGTTTTCTGCATACGCACGAACTTCTTCTGTTCCTCTTCTGTTTATTTCCATAGCGTTAGCCTGTTGTCCAACTGGAGTTGAAGCAGTTGAAGCAGGAGCAACAGAACCAGTTGTTTGTTCAGGAGTTGTTGCTGTTGGTGTTCCGCCTTCAACTTTAATCAAATCACCGACAGCAGGAATGGAAGACACAAAATCGTATATTCCTTTAGGTCCAATCAATTCTGCAATTTGATTTCCTACCCATTCTCCTCCCATAGCACCAGCGACTCCTCCAAGAACGGTTCCAACTGGACCTATGGCAGTTCCTAATCCGCCTCCTATTATTCCTCCAATTGCGGCACCAAATCTTTTAGATATTTCTGCACCAATTGCTTGCTTTTTCTCTTCTGGTCCAAGAGACGGGTCGTTTTTTATGCTGTATATATTGAAAGCACCAATTATTCCCTCAAGTGCAGCAGTGATTGGGCCGAGGGATTTCATTCCACCCAAAATTTTACCCATATTGGATTTTAGAAATGCTCCTGGATTTGCAACCGCTTCTGCTATTGCTGCTGCTTCGGTTGCAACAGATTTGCCTGCTTGTACTACTGCACTTCCAGCAGACTTTGCACCTTCCAATCCTTTAGACGCTAGATTTTTTGTGCCTTCCCATGCACTGCTCCACCATGATTTGCTTTTTGATGCTGTTTCAGCAGCACTCTCTGCACCAAAACCAAGCATAGATTTGGTGCCTTGCCATGCTTTTGAAGCCATGCCTTTTGTGCCTTGCCATGCCTTTTTTAGACCCAAATCTGTTGCTTTGTCTGATGCCCAATCTGTTACGGTGGACAGCATTCCAGGTTGCCCCTCTGCTCCTGCTCCTCCACCCATTCCAAACATTCCGCCCATCATGCCCAAGAGTCCGCCACCACCAAGCAAACCAGAAAGAGTTTTTCCAAGACCCCCAAATAGCCCTTTTTGTTTTTCATCCGCTTTAGCAGCGTTAGTCATATTTTTTATGGCTGCTTCTTTTTGTTTAAGTGATTCTGTTCCTGACTTTTTACCAACTATTCCTTCTTTGATGACTCGCACATCAGCAGCAATTTGTCCAAGCACTCCAACATCACCACCTGCCATGCCTGCTAATCGTCCACCTGCGGCTCCACCAAACACACTACCTACTGTTCTTGCTCCTGGGAATGGAGGAGTTGGTGCTCCTGCAATACCTCCACCCATTCCTCTGCCCATCAGGATTCGTTCCAGTTCGTTTTGCTTTCGTCCTGCTTGAGAAATACTTTCGACTCTGCGTCCAGCAAACGCTTCTAGTTCTTCTCGCCCTGCTCGTTTTTCTGCCATATAGTCGCCAAGTAGTCCTCCAACAAGAGGAATCTGACGAACGATGGCTTCTGGAGCAGCCTTTAATTTTGATACCATTCTTTCTTTGGCGAATGCAGCAAATCCAGTTTTCTTTTGCAATACATCTTCAACTGGTTTTATGATTTCTGCTATCTTTTTTGTAATATCAGATTTTTCTCCAGTTGTCTTTTCAGCAGTTTCTCGTATGAATTTTAGTTTGTTGTATATGTCTAATTGTTCTCTTCGGTCTTTTGAGCGAACTGCTTGTTCAGATAGAGACAGAGCAGATTCAATAACTGCAAAGTTTGCTGCGTTATTTGGGTCGTCTAGGTCTTGAAGCCTCCCTCTTTCACTTCTAACCAGTTCTTCAATTTGGGCACGAACACCTTTTGCACCGCCTTTGCCCAATACAGCCATAGACAGTTCGGTGTCTCCACCAGATAGTTCACGCTGTTGTTCTAATAGTGCTTCAAGTAGACCAATTTTTGAGTCAACTTCTGTGTATTCTTTTTCCACTTCTGGTGGAAGCGGTATTTCAGGTGCAGCAGGCGCAGACGGTGATGCTTTGGTGGGAGCAAACCGTCCACCTACTCGTGGAACTGCCCCTCGCCTACCCCTACCTGGACCTTTTTTTGCCATTTACTGATGCCCTTGCCGCTTGGCTCGTTCTTTCTCTTCTTTCAAGAATTGGATCAATAAATTTATGTATACTTCACGCTCCCAAGGTATGAGAGACTCTACTTCAGCCAAAGAGTATTTGTGGTGCTGTATTAGTGAAAAATTGGTGTTGTAATACGCTGCCAGTGTGTTGTGGCAGACCGTTATTGAAAAAAATCGGAAACAGACTTTACCTCCGTTTCCACCAATTTCTTGCACGACGGACAAGTGTATTTGAAGCCGTATACTAGTTCTGGGGTGGTTTTCACAAATTTCATAATCTGCTCAAATTGCTCGGGTAGCAAGTTGTCCACGAAGTCTGCTAGTTCTTTGGGATCAATGTCGTCTTTACCGTACACATTGTCACCAAAAATTACGCTCTCTATACAGTCTTTTGCTATTCCAAAAATTGCATCAATTTCACTCTTGCTGTAGTCTACATCGTGCATGGACGGATACCGCAGCACCAATGATATCTGATCGTTGATTTTTACGGTGGAGTCTACGCTTTCCTTTTCAACTTTCTTAACTTTGACTTCTTGTAGATTGATTCGTATTCCAGTTTTTGTTTGGCAGGTAGAGCAAGCAATCTGTGGTTTTACTTCTTCACCAACAGACTTCATGCGAATCTGTAGGAATGCGTATTCTGCGTCTGCTGTGCACAATTTCTTGGTGTCTAGCAGTCCGTTGGTGCAAGCAGAAATTATGTTACGCATAGCATCTACGATCTGGTTCATGTCACCAGATTGTGCAGCAATTAGAAGCACCTTTTCTTCTTTGACTAGAAAGGGTCTATACTTTGCTACTATGCCAGATATTGGCAGAGTCATTGTATAAGACGGCAATTGCGAAGAGGTCAGTTTCAGTTTTTCCATGCTATCTCCGTTCAAATAAAGAGTGTATAGTATCTATATTACTGCTGTCCGTTTATTACTCCATTAACGGTTCCGTCGCTGCCGTAGCGATTTATTCTCCCTGTTTTGGGATTTACTGCGAATGCTGTTTGTCTTGGTTGTGGCGATGGAAGAATCTGCTGCGGTAGGTTTAGTCCAAACGGAGAAACTTGTTGTTGTGCAGCAGAAGGAGTAGTTGACGGCGGATTTGGTAGAAGTGTAACAGCGGGTGTGTATTTTCTATACGCAAGCACAATGTCTTGTGTAAGTATTTCGTTGTCTTTTTCGTATCCAAGCATGAGTTCTCCTATTTGCTTTGGATACATTTCTTCAATTACTGCGGAATACACCACTTGATCGCTTTTGTCTAAAACATTGATTACTCCATCTGTGATGTATTCGTCATAAAATGCGAACTTATAGTTGAAAGGATTGCAGATAAAGTTTAACCACTCTTCAAAAAATGCTCGTTCTTTTAGATCGCCCGATAGTATGTACGAAAGCGTCAAGTCTCCAGAGTATAGAGGTTCGGTTGGAAACTGTCTTTGTGGTCCGTAGAACCTGTAGTTTTGTGTGGTGAGTGATCTTCCAGGAACAGAAGCAGAAGTGCACCGTAGAGTTAGTTGCTTTTGTGATGCTGGACGATATCCAAATATTGCGGGTGTGTTTAACACCATTTCAAAACGGTTGGCGTATATCAGGCTGTCCCGATATATTTCGCCCATCATTTCATTAATATTGGATGGAATGTATGTCATGGAGTGTTTCCCGAACGAACATATGAGTTGTATGCCATACGACGAACGCCCATCTTTCGCCCCTTCACGAACAGGGCAAGGTCAACATCCACCAACACATCCCAAAATTCCATAGGAATCTGTATGGGTCGCCTACGAAGTCCACCTATTACATAGCGTCGGTAGCAGGGCTTGAAAAAACCAAATTTTCGTGATCCGTTTAGTCGGTCGTATGAAACTCCCAAACGGGTAAGAGACTCGTCACCGCTTCTACGCATTGGTAAATTTGTTTCTATGGCACCGAACAATTGCCGTCTCCATTTTTGGGCAACATAGTGCAGATTCAGTCCTTCAAACCCGTCTTTGTGTACTTTGGTTACGATTACTAGTGGAAACACATCGTAGGCTTTAGATGAATTTAAAAATCTGTCGTCTTGTGGTTTATATTTAAAAAATACCATCTGCCCTGCCATGAGCCGTGACGGAGTGCGTAGTTCTCCAATGGTATTCAAATACTTCAGTAATTGCAGATACGATTGGTCTGTGCCACCAAGACCAGCAATAGTCTCTTCTAGTAGGGCTTTTAGTTCTTTTGGTTGTTGCGGGGTTATCATGTCTTGTGTCTAAACAGATCGTCTTCGGTAAGCACTCGGAACTCCCAACCACGAGACTCCGCAGCAGTTTTAGCCGCTGCCCATTTAGCCTTGTTGGTGATCCATGTTTGGGCTTCATACAGGTAATTGCGGCTACGCTTTTTTGGTTTCTTTGGTTCCTGTGTCTGTTTTTTTGGTTTTACTTCAATCAGCATGGTTTTTACCCCACCATCGGTAGTACGCATCTCCACGATAAAATCCACAAAGTAGCGGTGCGGTTTTCGGTCAAGTGGGCTGATATATGGTATCACCACCTCTTCTGACCCCCATCGCAGCACAGTTTCGCTCAGGTCACAGAATTTCATAAACCGCCGTTCCCACATAGAACGGTACACTATTTGGGTGGGGTTGCCCATGTATTTGGATGGGTTGGTTGGGCTAAAATATCCTTTGTAGGGCATATAGATATGTAGAAGTCCACGAGGAAAAAATAGCCAATGGCTGAATCCACACCAGAAAATCTATCGTCCAAGCCTGTTGGTGCCACCAACAGACCCCAAAACTACGGTGGAATACGAAATGGAGTAGTTGGTCCTCAAAGCGGAGACACCATAATCTCTGCTCTTGAAAACACACCAAGACCACATCGTGGTTCACGAAATCAGCCGTCTGTTATGAAATATCCTGATGCTATTGGTCAATCAGAAGTTCCTCATGTCATGCAGTTCAAAATATTTTGGCGGTGGGAACGGCCAGACTTGGCAAATCGACTGGACTCCCTAAAGCAAGAGAGCCAAACCAATATAGAGGCTCTACAAACAAGTCTTTCAACACTAGACAGCGAGTCTTCAGACTTTGCATCTGAAGTGTTAAACGATCAACGAGTTTCAAAAATAATAGATCAAAACAATATTCGTGGGCTGTTTGAGCGTGGTGATTTGGAAGGATGGGAAGCAAAATCTATTCTAGAAGAAACTCTTAAAAGTGAACAAGCAAAGGTTGATACAATTAGTGCGTATCGTGCAGAACTTTTAGGCAAAACCACGCCAGATTCAGATGAGCGACTGGCGTTACGAAGCGGATTCAATGAGCAGTTAGCAAACCTTGATCCTCTTGAGACAGGAGCAAAAGCAGGAGGTCTTGCTGCGCTTGGTCAAGCGGTTACAAGTTTCCGTAGCACCAGTGGAACGGTTGGTTCTCGTTTGAGGAAAGCAGGCATAAGTGGTTTGAAGACTGGACTAGTGGTCGGAGCAGGAACGGCAGTTGCAACAGCACTTGGAAAATATTTACAGGCTGAACCAGTATACGACCAGATGGTGTCCATTTATCTGCCTATGTGTACCAAAATAAATCAAACCGATGTGTTTTCTTACAAAGAAGCAAACATGGCGGTTGCTGGTGGGCTAATGGATATTTTGGGTGGACCTATGAAAGAATCACTGGTTCAGGGAGTTCAGGCTCTTGCTACAAAAGTTGGTGACACTAAAGGATTGGGAGACGCTGTTTCTGCTTTTACAGGCACAGTAATCAATCCCCGTCTCGAAAAGATATTCCAACAAAAAGGTATCAGAACATTCACTTTTTCTTGGGATTTCTATCCACGAAACCCAGTTGAAGTAGAAAACATCAAGGCAATCATTGATACATTCCGATACCATTCTCACCCAGCCATTTCTATGGATTCTGATGCCCATAAAGACGCATCAGCAGAACAGAAACAAGCACACACCAAAATAATGCTTCGCGTTCCTGCCGAATTTGAGGTGCGATTTTTATCTTCAACCCCAAACCCTGGAATTGTGGGATACACCGAAAACGAATACATTCCAAAGGTTGGGCGGTGTGTAATCACGGATATCCAAGCCGACTATACTCCAAACAGTATATTCTCTACTTTCCAAAACAATGCTCCTACTGCTGTTACTTTTACTCTTACAATGAGTGAAGTAACACAGATGACTCGTGAGCATGTGGAGGCTGGATACTAATGTATTTCAGCAACTTTCCAATCCTTTTGTATCCCTATCAGATTGGTGATGCTACAAAAAATATTGCTGCACGAAATATTCTTCGCAGAGTGGTCATGTCCGAAGAAACCAAAGCGTCTCGCGGTGCGTTTGTGGAATACCATATAAAAGATGGAGAGCGTCCCGAGCATATAGCAGATAGAGTTTACGGCAATCCAGAAGACCACTGGATAGTTCTTTTGTCCAACGATATTATTGATCCGTATCACGATTGGTATAAGTCTTCCTCTGCTATGGAAGAGTATATCTCGAAAAAGTACGGAGGCTTTTCTGTGTTTTTTACAGATACAAGTGACGCATTTGTATACAATACTAATCTGTTTGTTGGTTCAACTCTTGAGCAAAATGGAGCATTCTCTTCCATAACAGAATATCATCCCACCCTGTGTAAGTTGGTTGTTGACTCGCCTTCTTTCACGACAGGAACCGCAACAGTTGGTCTTTCTGGCGGAAGCAGCATACAAATCAAAATTCAACGGGTCTTGCCTTCGTATACTGCTGTAAACTATTTTAGAGCATATGGTCTTACTGCCACAATAGGACCAACAGGAGAAAACGGAACAGACGAGATTCCGTCTCTTGATCCTTTGGCTAAACAGACCAATCAGTATTCTGATTACACTCAATTAGGTGTGGTTGGTGGTGGGTATCCCGTAGTAGGAATTCGCACAACAAGCGGAACCACAGGATCGGTAGCGTTGTGGCAAACTTACATTGGCGGGTATATGGGAATTTCTGGAGATGCTGTGAATCAATACGCGGTTTCTAATTTCACCTATGAAACAGAACGAAACGAACTGCGAAGAAAAATAAAGGTGTTGCATCCACGCTATGCGGATAGTGTAAAGCGAGAGATAGAAAATCTCCTAAAGGTGTAATATTATGGCACAACAGATAGGCAGCAATCTAATCAAGGCTGGTGATTATAAACTCACCAAGTTATTGCTCCGCTCTTCTGTTACCAATAAAGAATTGGATGTATCTAATCTGTACTCAAAGTTTGAATTGTTTGAAGACCTGTTTTCTCCGTACATGAGTGGAATGGTGTACATGAACGAATCGTTTAATGCTCCTGAAATCCTTCCAATCACTGGGCAAGAGTTTTTAGATGTAGAGTTTAAGACTGATGTTCAGAATGTAAAACCAGTAAAGAAAACTTTTAGAGTTTACAAACTGGATAAACACAGCCCAGATCCTAACGGAAAAGGACAGCAATATACTTTGCACCTAATAAGCGAAGGTGGAATGATAAACCATTCCCAACGCTGCGGATATGCTGTAAACGGTTCGGTTTCTAAAATGATAGAAACTGTTGTAACAAAACATTTTCCGTCCCATATATGGGAAAACCGTTTTGATGTTCAACCAACAGTTGACAATTACTCGTTTGTTCTTCCAAAAAGTTATACACCATTCAAAGCCATATCGTGGTTGGCAGGAAAAGGAATAAGCGATGCGGTTGATGATTACAGTCCGTTTTTCTTTTACGAGACATTTGACGGATACTCTTTTAAGAGCCTGACTAAAATAATCGAAGACGGGTCAAAAGTTGTTCAAGACTACTATTTTATAAAAGATAAACTCGCTACACCCGATGGAGGTCCATCAAGTCTTCCAACAGATGGACCATTGAGTGCTGTGTTTCACCGAGTTCAGGCGTTAGAAGAGGTGTCGCGGTTTAACATGGCAGAAAACATTATTGGTGGTGTTGTGTCTTCGCGTTTGATTGTTCACGATATGCTGCGTAAAGAGCAACGAGAGATACAGTTTAGAGAGAGCGATGTGTTTGAAGACTGTAAGAAATTGGGTTCTAAACCACACTACAAGAACTCAAAAAACGATGATGAGTATTTCTACAATCAACCGTGCTCGTATTACTTTTTGCCGTCTAATAGTTACACGGCTTACACCGAGCAAAATAACATCGTAGATAATGTTGGAGTTGAATCGTATTTCTTGAAACGAAAATATCATGTGAATGCTATAATGACACAGAAAATTGCCATAGACATATACGGAGACAGCACCAAGCGTGTTGGTCAGGTTGTAAACCTGTACACTCCAAAGTTTTCGGCAGATCATGCGATAAAAAGTGATAAAGCAGACAAGAATTTTAGCGGCAATTATCTGATTACATCGGTGCGACACACCTTTGGAACTGCTTACAGTTGCAAACTTGAACTTTCAAGAAATGCGATGGGGGTATAATGAAAGGCTTTTCAGGACGAGAAGGATTTGTGTGGTGGCACGGTGTCGTTGAGGACAACGCTGATCCGTTGTATCTTGGACGCTGCCGAGTTCGCATATTTGGATTTCATAGCGACAACAAAGTAGAGTTGCCTACCGCAGCCCTGCCGTGGGCGTATCCTATGCAGCCAATTACAAGTGCTGCTCTGTCTGGTATTGGACAGTCTCCCACAGGACTCCTGAACGGCTCTCATGTGTTTGGATTCTTTAGAGACGGAGACGACGCACAAGAGCCTGTAATGATGGGATCTTTTGGTGGTGTGCCACAAGCAAACGCTGATACATCTAAAGGATTTGATGATCCTAGCGGAATCTATCCTGCAAAAGCCGAAGATGTGAACAATGGAGTGTTTCCTGTTGGCGTGTCTGTTGTTGGTGAAGCCGACACAAACAGACTTGCTAGAAACAATGGAGAAAATAATGGGCAAGGAACTGTCGCAGAAAGACGGGCAAGAACAGTCAAACAAAATGTTCAAAGTGCTCCTGGAATCAAAGACGGTAAGAGCCAATGGAGCGAGCCACAAACCCCATACAATGCCGTGTATCCAAAAAATCATGTACTGTATACCGAAAGCGGTCATGTAAAAGAATATGACGATACCCCTGGAGCAGAACGCATCCACGAGTATCACACATCAGGCACTTTCACAGAGGTTGGAAACGGGTGGACAAATAATCCTGATGGAACCCGAGTTCAGAAAATCGTGGGTGACGATTACGAAATATGTTTGGGAAACAAAAAGGTGTATATTGGTGGCAAAGAAGGACTTAATGTCGTGGTTGATGGGCCAGTCAACCTTACAGTCAACGGCAACGGCAGCAATATTCAAATAGACGGCAACATTAATATTTTTGCAAAGGCTGAAGTAAATCTGCAATGCGAAGGCAAGTTCCGTGCTTCAGGCAAACAGATGGAATTTTTTGCTGCTGATAGTATTGCGTTCTCGGGCAAGACTGTGGAATTCATATCTGATGGCTCTGTGGCTGTGGTGGGTAGCCGTATTGAGTTGAACTCTGGTCAGCCGTCTGTTCGCCCAAGCAAGGTGCAGTTGCAATGAACTATCGTGGCGACCACCGCAAGTACGAGCCAAACAGTTCCGTATATCGTGTATACGCTTACGGAGATGTGGTGTCTCGTGAAGGTAAGTTTTGGATATGTGGAGTTACCCAATCTTATGGGTATTTGCCAAGCGAAACAGAATCAGGATTTACTCTCATGTCTCTGACTGTTGATCCTTCGCCAAATCCAAGTATTATAGACGGAGGACTGATCTAATGCCAGGGGTTTGTAGAGCATTCATAGATACTGCTGGAGGTACTATTTTGGTTGGAGACTCTTCGGTTTTGGTAGAAGGAAATCCCATAGTAGTAGAGGGAAATCCTGTCGAAGATCACGGAAACAACGAGCACGACGCAGCAACAATGATTAATGGCAATCCACGAGTTGTAGTAAACGGGATTCCTGTCTGCACAGAAGCAAGTCAGGCATCGTGTGGTGATGTTCCAAGCGGTTCAGCACGAGTAATAGTGGGGTAATTTATGGCGTGTCCATGTAAACAAAAACTAACAGACGAACAAAAAGATTTGGTCAATAGCCAATCGGGCAAGTCTTTTGTGCAAAACACTACAGGCGGACAGGCTGGAGGCGTTAGTAGTGCTCTTGGTCAGTCTATTGGAAGACTCGGTGCTCTTGCTACTGCTATTCAAACACCAACAATAGGAACTGTTGGCTCTGCTCTTGGAAACAGCGGTGTTGATGTTAACAGACTCAATAAAATTATAGCCGACACAACCAATATGCAAAGCGCAGTTAATGCTTTTAAATCCCAAGCAGATAGATTAAGCAACCCTCAAACTCTTATGGGCGTGATTGGTAGCATGAATTTTTACGCAAATTTGGGGTGTGCTCTTGGGATTGAGGGACTTGATGTTACCGTTTCTATTGGCGTACTGACTGGAAACGGTCAAAACGCAATTAGTGTTGCTGGTGGTGTTCAGGTTGATTTGGATCGCATCATAGATAATTTTTCAAGAAATCCGTCTGGTGCTGGTATGGAAAACGCTGCAAAAGAATTCAATACCGCACTAGAGGGAATAACTTCAAAAATAAACGACGCAACAGGAGCACTAAACAAAGTTACAGGTGATAGTGTAAACATGATTAGTCAAGCAGCAGGTGCAATATCAAAATATAGCCAGATCAATTTTTTCAGCAATCTAATCGGAGAAGCAAACGATCCGTGTAACAAAATGAGTGTTGCGGTCAATCAGGGAGGATTGCTAACACCAGAGTTTCAGCAGTTAGCGGGTGCAGCAAACGCATCGGTAGCGTCTCCATTCGCAAGTTCAGGGAGCACAACAACCAGATGATAGCGTCTTCCATCTCATCGTATTCAGATTTGGTGTACTCCATAGGTGAGATTATTGGTGTGTTTGGCGTTGGTATTGTTGTTGGGTTGTGGACTATGCTAAAGAAGAAAAAGTTTACTGCTTTGCTTGAAATAAAGAAAGAGCAAAAAGTGGCACAAGCACACAGCCAAGTTCACGAAACTCTGACAGAATTGCGTCTGCTTGTTCGTGCGTCTCGGGCAATGGTGTTTCAGTTCCACAACGGTGGGCGATTTGCTGACGGCAGTTCCATTAAACGCTTTTCTGTTACCCACGAGTCTTGTGGTACAGGGGTTCAGGGCATGTTGTTGGAATCACAAGATGTATTACTGAACCGTTACCGAGAAATGGTTGATATTTTAGAAAATCGGTCTAATCAAATAATCAAGGTTTCTGATCTGCCCCAGTGCTCGTTTCGTTACGGACTTGAAATAAATAATGTACTGTTCTTTGCGGTTAGCCCCTTGAAATGCGAAGACGGGCTGACTCCTATGGGATTTGTGTGCTGCCATTGGTGTGATATTGGCGATTTGGACGCAGTTCACGACGAAGGGATACCCGAAAGTTCACTTTCAGAGGTGGTTTCGGTGTCCACTAAAACAATAAATTCACACCTAACTATGGGTAAACGCCATGCCTCTTAAAATAAATTCAACACCACAAGAGCCTGTCTATACCGATATAGACCCGCTGTTTACCCGAAATCCCAAAACCAGCGATGTGGTTGCAACCAAAGACACCAAAGCCATCAAGGTAGCGGTTCAAAACCTGCTGTCTACGGCTTTTGGTGAACGGCTGTTTCAGCCACAGATTGGAGCCTCGCTTCGTCCGCTGCTGTTTGAGCCTGTGGATTCAATTACCGCTTTTGAAATACGCGACAGAATCTTGGAAACCATTCGTAAGAACGAGCCGCGAGTGAACAATATAATAGTGGATGTGGTGTCCAATCCTG